CGGAATGAACTGCGTGCCGTCGTAATACTGCATCGTGCCGCCGGATACCACCTTCACGCCGAACACCGGGTTCGTGCCAGGGATCGTTATCGCGATATTGACGAAACCCGATAGGTTGCCGGCGTTGTCCTGACTGCGCCACGTCCCGGTATAACTCTGCGGGTTCGTGGTCTGCGTGACCGCGGTGTCTGTGAAACTGATACCGGCGTCCTGGCTCAAGCAACTCTCGGCAAACACTGCGGTCGTGGTGCTGACCGCGTCGTGCGCGCTCAGGCACAGGCCGGTGTACACCGTCGCGGGCATCGACACGCCGGCAATCGAACCGACCGTTGTCCAGCTCTGCCCGTCGGGCGAAACGTCAAACTCGAAGGTCCACGACCCCGCGTAGGTGCCGATCAATCGTCCGTACTGCGCCGTGAAGGGGGCGGAGGACTGAGATGCAACGACCGTGCCGGTGCCGCCACTCGTGGGGCGCGCCAGAATCTGTCCGCCAGCGGCCACCGTGCAGACGCCGAACACGCGCGCGTCAGTCGGGCTCATGGACGGTGAAACAAACGCGCCGCCTTTCGCGTACGTCTGATTGGCGGAGTTCGTCAGCGTCGTGAGTTTGAATCGGCGAACGAACGATCCAGTCAATGCCTGCGTGTTCTGCGCGCAGTAGCCTTGATCTGAAGTGCCGTACCCGATGTCCGTGCCGCCGCCTGTAAGGGTCACCACCGCGCCGGTCTGCGAGAAGGTGCCACCGACCGCGGGAGATCCCAACGCGACGCCCGAGAGCTGGTCGCGGTACTGACCGGTGCCCGCGGGTATGGTGACCTGCCCGTTGGATCCTACGTTGCTCGCGATCTGATAGCACTTCATGCCGGTGAAGTCGCCAGAGTTCGCAGGCGGAGGCGACGGATCGCTCTGCGCATCGCAGGTGATGACCGGCTGGAACGAACTGTTGAGCGTGACCTTCACGGTGGTCGGTATCGTGGGCGCGAACGTATCGCTTGCACCGCCGACCGCAGAGATCGAGAACGTGTTGGTTGTCAGCTGCGCGCCTGTCGCGGTAAGCGTGTAGGTCACGCTCAAACCGGTAACCAGAGAGACCGTCGCGGTGCCGTTGTAGCTCAGCGTCGCGCTGTTCCACGAGAACCCGGCCGGCAGTGTGGAACCGTTGGTGCCGGCACCGTTTAGGATCGCGGTAACACCGGTGGTCGGCGTAACGTATCCGCCGGGACCAATGAACGGCTGCGAGAGCGCCGATGTCAACCCCGTGAAGTTCGGAACTGTGGACGTAGTGAACGGGCTGACTGGCGCATTACCTTGCGGAAACGCGGTGTATTCGTTTGTGTCAGCCGACAGCTGCAGAATCCAGTCTACGGTACCTAAAGACACGTCTGTCTCCAGCTCGCCCGCGAAGGGCGCCGCAGGGGCAGTCGGCTTGAAGGTGAGCCCGTAGACATTCATTTAAGCTCCTGTCGCTGTGATAGTGAAACTGGTGACAGCAATGGTTCCACCCGAGGTGAACACATCGCCGCCAGCGAAGTTGAGATCCGCACCCGAGGTGCCGACGTTGCCCTGGGCAACGACTGTCGTGCCGGCGCTGCTCGTGCAGAGTCGCCAGTATCCAGCGGTGCCGGCGGCTGCGGTTGCGCTCGTGATCGCGTTCGCCGTCAGCACGCCTCCGCTTGGGGCGGCAGCGAATGGATTCGAGCACGGCAGCGTACCGAGCAATGTGCCCGACGCTGCCGTGCCGCAGTTGGCAGGGGCGGATCCAGTATAGATCAACAGGAACGGCGTCGTACCGAGGTCGGACGTCAAGTCCGCCATGTTGTTGTTACGATGCGTTGTTGAATACTGGACCGCCACGTTTAAATCACCGCGCTCGGCTTCTTGGGCTGATCAGGATGCCCAGGCTCGGAGCGAACCGGCGGTGCCGGGTCCTCGGTCTTGGGTTCCGATGTCTTCGGTGTCACTGAGGCCGGGGGAGCCGCCACACCGCATATAACCGCAGGGATGTATCCATCCGCGAGTTGTTTGGCCGCATCCGGCAGATCTTTCAGGATCTCAGGCAGTCGGTTGTTCATCTCGCCGCACACGCGCGCTTCCTTGACCACGCCGCCGAGTTCCATCGACTGCACTTCCATCGTGGTATCTTTTGCGCCAGGAGCGCTCAGCAGATGCAACCAAGCAACGATGACGAAAATGTTCATGGCAGGAACCTCAGTTTGAAAACAGCGAGTGCGATCCCGAGAGCGTATCCAGCGAAATCAGTCGCGTTGTCGGTGAAGGTCTGCTTTGGCACCTCGTAGTGCGCGTCGAAGTAGAATTCCTTGACGGCAGCCGCAGCGAGGGCAGGCAGCGCGAGCACCGGGCGATGGGCCGTAACAATGACCGCAAAAGCGAACCAACAATGCGCGTTCGCGGCGATGAAGGTCGGATTGACGCCGATCTTTGCTACCCACGACGCGAGGCTCACGGTGTCGATCCGTGCAGGCATCCCAGGAAGATTGCCTGCCCATCGATCTCCGTCCACGAGACGACCCCGTGGTGCTGTATGCACATCGCGGGCGAGTCATCGGTGTGCGCGATCTGCTGCGACATCGCAAGAGGGTCCGTGCCGTGCTGGCGATGTACGAGGCTGCCGGCTGACACCCCGGCGAGTGAGCCGGCCACAATCCACGGTACTAAAGTCTTCATGGTCTCACCTCACGAAGTTGTTTAAACGAATTGACTACAGCACCGCGCTGGTTAGAGCGGGCGTGTTCATGCGCTGCAGGCCTGTGCCCACAGCTCCGAGCTGAGTGATCTGGTTCGCGGTGCCGAGCGGCAGGTTGGTTGAGATCGCCTGCGCATTCGGGGCCGGGGCCACGCTGGCAAACTGCGGCGGCACGGACACGCTGCGCGTATCCTGCAGCGGCGCAATCGGAGGCGGATTCGAATCGAGCGGGCTGTCGACGCCCGTGTTGAATCCGCGCGAGAGCAGCACGAGAACCGGCGGGTTCTGCGGATCGTTCGCACAGAAGTCTTGTCCCGGGAGCGGATTGATTGGGTAGGCTGCGAATGTCATGGTGATTCCTAGTTCGCCGCGAGCGCAGTTTCGAGTCCGCCGCCAGTGATCTGGCCGCGCGACATGGCGCCCTGGCTTGTGAAGAGCCCGGTGCTCTGCGCGCCCTGTCCGCCGCCCTGGCATGTCGAGGCCGCGTTGTCGCCATCGACTGTACCGTTGCTGAGCCCAGCCTGCGCTGTGGTCGGCAGGATGTTCGGGTTCGGGCCGCCGAGTCGCAGGTCAGTCTGCACGGGCGCACCCGGGGTGACGATGACATCGGGGCCCGGAAGGTTTCCGCCGGCACCGTTGCTCTGCGACACGAGCTGGTTGACCGCGCCCGAGCCGCCGGCCTGCGCCGTGTTGTTGTCGCACGGAACGAATCCCGGGATCACCATCGGATTGCTCGGAGAGCTGAGATTGATCTGGTTGTAGATGTTGCTGAGTGCCATGTGAATTCCTTACGCGATGGTCGACGCGATGTTCGCGTTGCCGTAATTGGGGATCGACACGATGGGTACCGACACGCCGGTCAGAACCGGAGCGCCAGTGTCAGGAGTCGCGCCGCTGCCCGCTGCGCCGCCTCCGACGCATTCGAGCCAGTTCGCGTGCTGAGACACAACTTCGACCGAGGCCGGCGGCACCGGAGCGGGGGCGTTGGGTCCGCCATCACCAAAGGCGAGCCCGTCAGCGCGCACGTTGGTCGCGATGCCGGATACACCCGGGATCGTTCCAGGGGGGACTCCGAACGGCGCGACCCCGCCGGCACCGATGGATGCCAGCGCAAGGATCGAGCGACCGTTGACGGAGTTGTTTAAATCATTCGTGCAGAACGCGAACCCGGGAAGGGGCGAGGAGAAGATCGTCATTACGCCACCTGCTGACCGAGATTGAATCCGCCGACAGCCTGCGCGGCCGGTCCCGTCGGTCCACCGGCGAGCGGGAACAGCCCCTGGTTGCCGCCGACCGCGGACGACTGCAGTATCGAGGGATAAGGTTCCTGCGGGTTCTGCGGAGCGAGCGCGGCCGGCGAGAGTGCCTTCAGATCGAGCGCACAGACGGATGCCAGAACGAGAGCGCTGCGACCGTTGGCCGCATTGTTCTGATCGTTGTAGCAGTAGGCGAAACCCGGGAGGGTGGAAACGGTGATGGTCATGAGGATGCCTCAGTGGGTGCGGTCAATGTCGTCGCCAGCGCTCCAGCGTCCTCATCACCTGGGGCTGTGCCAGCAGTGTCTCGTCTGCGTACCAGAAAATAACGCCGTCCACGCGGATCGGCAAGGGTGCCATCTTGCGGCAGATCAGTCGACCCAGCTCGCCGTGGGTACAGCGGTAGAGGATCGTCAGCTGCTCTCGCGAGAAGAAGTCCGCAGCGCCCCCGAGGGGCAGCTGCACGCGACGCGGGGAAGGAACGGGGGTCGGTGGAGCTTGTGCGCGCTCCTGTTGGGGGGTTCGCGGGGTGACCGGACTTGCGTCCGGGGTGACCGATGTCCCCTTCTCCGACCCGGCGTTCACAGAACGTGCCCGATGACCGCACCGACC